GTTGGGGCTGATGCTAAATCTGATGCAATAAGTGTAACTGGTGTTAGAAGTGGTGCTAAGCTTTCTGCTGTAATATTATTATCTGTTGTGCTCCAAAATGTATGAAATTGATTATCTACAAATGTTTTAAGTTCGCTATCCTGTACTTGATAAGTTAATATTTGTGCTACTGACATTTTATATAATATTGTCAGTGAAAATAATATTATATTGTAATTATTATATGAGTAAATATATTAAAATTATTGATAAACTTGAAAATCCATTAAAGAAAGTTGAAGATGATCCTCTAAGTGATAAAATTATTAAAAAATATCTTAATGATGCTAAAGTAATATTGTATGAAGATCTTAAAAATTACAATGATATAAATGATCTGTTACCTAATAATAAAGATTATGTTGTTATTCTATTCAAACAAGATGATAAAGGAAGCAATCATTGGATATGTCTCTTAAAATATGATGATGTAATAGAACATTTTTGTTCATATGGTTCATATCCTGATGAATATTATTTTGAGTGGACATCACAAAAAGATCTTAATAAAGCTGGGGAATATGCTCCATATATGACAGAGTTATTAAATAAATGTAATAATGAAATTGTATACAGTTGTGAAGATTATCAACAAGATAAAGGTAAAATTGCAACTTGTGGCCGACATGTGACTATGAGGTGTATGATGCTAGATAATCATAATTATAACATTAATCAATATTATAAATATATGAAGAAGATCAAAAAGAAAAGTGGTTTAAGTTATGATGAAATTGTAAGTGCTGTTATTAATGATCTTGATTAAGTTCATATTCCTTCATCCATATTTTAACATCTTCTTTTATTTGTTTCAATTTCTCTTTTGGAATAGGTGGTGGATTTTTATTAACACATAAATTTAATGATCTGTAACATTCAATAAAGAAACGTTCTTTCTCATTTCTTTGTTCATTGTCATATTGTCCCAGTAATATTATATTATTGTTTCCATAATCTAATATGTCAAATGATGTGTATTTTTTACCTTTATTCTTAATCATTCTTTTGAATATATCTTCACATTCATCATTATTTATTTTTTTTCTTAAAAATTCAATATCTTCTTTAAATCGCTTAAATGTATTGTATTCCTGTAAATGTTCATTAAAACGTTTTTGAATATCTTTAAAGGTAGATCCTATATAGATCTTTTTGTTAGTATTTGTTATTATACCATAAATGTTTATTTTATCCATATATATACATCTAGATAATTATAAGATGTTTATTTTTTCTTTTCTGCCAATTTCTTTAATCTATATTTTCGTGCATATTCTCGTCTCTTTTCTGCTTGCATAAATTTCTTGTCATGAAGATAATCATCATATTCATTTCTGTCAACTTCTTTATTACCATAATATCCTATATCATTTTGTTTCATGCATTGCATCATATCACCTAATGGCTTTTTACTTGAATTAATGCCACAATAATATTGTTTTTTTGCTCCTCCTCGTCTTTCTTCTAATTTATTTTCTAAATCTTCTAATTCTCTTAATAACTGTTCCTGATATAATTTTTTATGTTCATCAGCAACATCATATAATATTAATTCTCCATTTCTATCTTTAATGAATTTACCATTTTCTTTTTGAAATAAATATTTCTTAATCTTTCCTATTCTTACACCTAACTTAATAGCTTCTTTATCAATATTATATTTCTTCTTCTTTGTTGCAGTTTTCTTTCTTGCTTCTTTTCTTTTAAGCATTTTCTCATAGTCATATTTAGCTAGAACATTTTTATCAACTTTATTTATACCAAATAACTTTACTCTGTTCTTTTCTAATGCTTGTTGTAATGTAGCTCTAACTTTATTTTTAGGTAATTCATCTGATCCATAATAAATATTGTCTTTTGGTTTTGCTCCACCTTTATTTTTAAGTTCACCAAATATTAAAGAAATGTTATGACCTTTTACCTTTTTAGTTTTGTATGTACCTTTAATGAATTTAGTTTTTGGAATATTTCTTATTCTGTATGATTTTGGTGTTTCTCTAACAAACATCTTTTTTTTATCCTTAACAAATTCTTTATGAATTTTATCAAGCTCTGACATAGACACAGGCTTCTTAACTACTATAGCATGGAGGGCATAATTATCACTGTTATGATGCGTTCCTAGACCAAAAACTGCACCAATATCAGTTACCGCGCGCGCAACAGTAGGAACATATGAATGTGTTGATTTTTGTATATCAGTTAAGTCTTGAAATACAAATTTATCAACTTCTGGACTGTATAAGTTTTCTGATATGAGCATTTCCTTTATGAAACCTTGGCAATTTGTCGCTTCACCTCTATTAAATGCATCATACAGAAACATTTTCTTATTTCCAATACGATTTAATGTTTTGTCAAACATTTGTTTTAATGTAAGTGGTTTTGTAACTGGAATATCAAGAACTTCAGTTTTGTCAGATGTCTCATAATTACCAGCAAGATTAATAACTGAATTCTTTTCAACAATAATATTTTTGCCGTTCTGTAATGTTAAAACCATAGCAAGATGATATAATTCATCATATTTACCTGTACTAAATGTTCCAAGAGAGATTACCTTTAATGCTTTAGAAATCATTGAATTTACTGGTGTTCTATAAATAGAAATTCTTGTAATAGGCACATTTCCATATGTATCATATACTTTCTGTGATTTAGAAGTTAATTTATCATCTTTAATGAAATAATCCAATAAGCCAGATGCTTTAGACATATATTATATATTAAATGAATAAAATAAATTTATGTAAATGGTAGATATGGTAGATACATTTTTTTTATGTTTTTTAGGTATGCCCTAAGAATGCATAAAATAATGAAAACTTAGGGTTAAATTTAACATATATTATGTAATTTATTAAAAAATGGTAGATATGGTAGATATGGTAGATATTTTAGAGAAAATAAAAAATAAATAAAAAAAATAAAAAATAAATTTTTTTTCTGAAAAGTTCCAAAATATCTACCATATCTACCATTTTATTTAGCTTATGACTTTTTTACTGTTTATGAGTACATTTTATTCAACCATTTCAACCATTAAAAATTTTAAATATATAGAATTTAAATAAAATATTTTTTTAGTATAAAAATACTTAAAAATTTATTATCTAAATATAATATATAAATATAGAAATGTTAAAATTTTGTGAAACTGAAAATATTCCTTTTGTTAAATGCTGGTATTATTTAGATAACAATGGTACAAAAAAACCATTAGGTGAAAAAAATAACTCAACTGTTGAGCAAATCAAAAATATCAAACCTATGAGCAAACCAAAAGAAAGATTTGTTAAAAATAAAACTGATGGTTATGATAAAATTGCATTAACAAAAGAAGAACAGAAAACATTAACTGAAATATATTCATTATTCTTAAAACATACTGAAAATATGTATTGTATTGATGTAGATATGCCAGAAGTAAATGATATTGATGATTTAATAACTTTAATTGAAGATAATATTAATACTGAAGATAAAAGTAAATTTAAGAAATTCAAGAAAATATTAAAAAATAGTGTATGGGTAAAAGGCAATACTAAAGGCATTCATATATATGTTAAATTTCAAAATGTGCCTGAATATACTGATCAAATAGATGTGTATAAATATTTTACTGGAGATTTTATAAAAAGTAAAAATAATATGTGGGAAGGTGTTCACAAAGAAGTAAATAATTTTAATGGAAAACCTTCTGAAATATATGATTGGAATGATATTAGCGATATGTTTAATGATAAAATAACACATACTAAAACTGTAAAGAAACAAAAAGATCAAAATCCAAGAAAGAAAGATGATGATTTAGAAGAAATTGCTGATGATGTAAATATTGATGAAATTGAATGTGATAATGAAACAGAATTATATATTAAATATGGTGTAAAACATCAAATATTTAAAAAAATGAAAGGATACCAAGACTGGTTAAAAATTGGTTTTATTTTCAAAAATGAATTAACTGAAAAAATTGATAAAGGGAGTTTCTGGTTTCATCAAATTTCTCAACAATATGAAAGTCAAAAATACAATAAAGATGATGTTGAACAGTTTTATAATTCATTAAATAGAACAATAAAAAATACAGAGAAAAAGCCTTTAACATTCAAATCTTTAATTAAATTGTATAAAGATACAGATGAAGAACTATTTAAGAAGATATTAAAAGATGTAAAAAATAAAAAGTTAGGTAATGAAAAAGATATTGATTTTCCTTTAGAAAAAACATTAAAATTTGATACTGATTATTTCAGTTCATTAACCACTTATGCAATGAAAAAAAAGTATTTTGAAATATTTGTGTGTAAAGTAATGAGACCCCAACCATTATTTATATATAGTGAAAATGATAACAACACTTTTAATTGTTTATTATACAGTGAAGAAGATATTGTTAAAACATTCAAACATTTGAAATCATCAATCATCAAAATTGTAAAAGAAGAAGAAATTGAAACTGTGTTTATTAAAGAATGGATAAGTGACGATAAACTAAGATTATATAATAATATGGATTTTCTTCCATACAATGGAACACGAAATATTAATGATAAAACAAAATCTGATACATTTAATTTATTTAATGGATATAGTCAAAATATTAAATTAGAATTAGATGAAACATATACTGATGAAAAGAAAGAAAAGATATTAAAGCCATTTTTAGACTTACTTTATCAATTAGTAGGTGCTGAAGATAAAAGTTTTAATTATATGATTAATTTTTTTGCCCATCTTATACAAAAACCAAATGAAAGAATACCTATATGTATTATATTTAAATCAAAACAAGGTGTGGGCAAAAATTTAACATTTGATACAATAGGCTCATTAATTGGAAAACATCATTATATTACATCATCAAATCCTAAAGATTTTTTTGGTGATTATGCAGAAGGATTTTACAGAAAACTATTAGTTAATATGAATGAATGCGAAGGTAAAGACACATTTGATTTTGAAGGAAAGATTAAATCATTTATTACTGAAGATAGTATTACATTAAATCCTAAATTTGTAAGACAAACAACTATATCTAATTTTGCAAGAACAATAATATTTACAAATAAACCAAATCCTGTACCTATTGATGTAAGAAGTAAAGATAGAAGATTTGGAGTATTTCAATCAACAGAAGAATATTTAAAATCAAAATATGGTGAAGTATTCTGGTCTAAATTAGCAGAACATTTTAAAAAGCCTGAATTTATTAAAATATTATATGATTATTTAAATTCTAAAGATATATCTAAAATCAAATGGAAAGAAGAAAGACCAATTACACAAGCATATCTTGATATGTGTAAATTATATATTCCTGTTGAATGTTTATTTTTGGAAGATTGGATTGAAAATAGATTATATTTAGATAATAAAAATGCATTTATTGATGATGATGAAATAGATGCAGAACATGAAAATGAAATGTTTAATTCTAGATTTGAAATAAAAACTGTTAAATTTTATCAACAATATGTAGAATACTGTAAAAAATGCGGTTTCATAAATGATAAATCATTTCAACCAAATATAAATAAATTTACTAGTAGATTAATAGAATTAGAACTATCAATATTAAAAACAACTACATCAGTAACATCAGTATTTAGATTTACACCAAAAGAAGTATTTGATATTATGATAAAGAAAAATTGGATTGCAACTGGTAATGTTGCAATGGATGAAGTCATTGAAGAAAAAGGAGAAGAATTTAATGATTATTTTGAATATTAAGTAATTCATTTTTATTAGCCATTTTAATATGTCTATCACTATTATAATGTTTTGATCTATTATAATATGTATATGATCCACAGCATATATCACACTGTTTTTTTTCCATTATCTTACTTTTATTTTTTGTTATAAATGTATTCTGATATGTTTTTTTATCATATTTTTTACTTGGAATTATATCATCATTATTATTATATTTATTCATACAAAATACATGTTTTTTACTTCTAATATGTAAACTCTTACTGTAATACACATAATGACCACCACAGATATCACAAATTACTTTTTCTGTAATCTTATCTTTATTCTTTTCTTTGAATTTCAAATAAGCTTTATTACTCTTCTTCATTTGATCAACAACTAAACCATTATCAATTATTTCAACTTCCATTTCTATATATTACATTTATATATTAAATTATCTTTAAATTATTTAAATTTAATTTATTTTCTTCTTCTTGTAATATGTGTATTTAATAACAAGTTTGATTTTATTGTGTGGTTCACTTTCTAAATGATCTAACCACTTAAATGATGATACTAATATATTACATCTTCTGCAATATAAATTTTTAGTTGGTCTATCCATACTATTATCATAACAAAAATACATTTTATATACTATATATTTATATAAAATTTAATTAAATCTACCTACCATAAAATATAATATGATAGACTTGCTGGGCTATACTTAGAGCCACTTTTTAACATCACTTCTTTGGCACGTTTGCGATAGTTTTCACGCTTCTTTTCGGCTATGTTTTCATGTAACAGTGAATATATTATATAATCATTATATCCATTGGCACCGAACTTAATCCCATTATAAGAAAGCTTATGTTTCTTATCATCAGAAAAGGTTAATAGATCTGGATTATAACCATTTTTAGATGCAATATTTTTAACAAGTTTAAGATATAGATCAGGATAAAGCCCGATACTTTGTAATCTTTCACTAAACAACATATATATAATTAAGATATAAATTAAATTTATTCAATATGTAATAATGTTCTTAATTCTTTTTCATTCTTGTAATGT